GTGTGCTGTCATGTCACTTGGAAAAGAAAAGTAGTCATATTTTATAGAAAAAGATTTTGTAGGATAAGGATATAAAATATAGTTATTATCAGGAGTTCTAATAACAGACTGTGGTATACCTCCTCTTTCAAACTGTGCAACTGAGACACCACTATCATGTGCTGATGCTGTTGTTCCATTAGCCCCTCGTGTTGCTCCTGTAAATGTTGTACTTGTTGTTCCTGTATATGTTACTTGTTCATTTCCTATAAATAAAGTACCTGCACTATCAAATCCTGTTGTGCTTACAACTGTAATTGTAGTAACAGAATCTGTATGTGAGGTGCTTAATGTAGTTGTGCTTATTTCATCTTCTTGAGTTATGTATGAATTTACATAATCGTTATAGTCTATTATCCTTAGTTTACCACCACTAGTTCCTAAATCACTATCTTTAACTAATCTAAATGTATTATAATCTACAGTTTTAGCGTCTGTTGGTATGCTGTATTTAAATGTTCCAGCAGTTAGTGTTTGTGTTTTTGTTGTGTGATTAAAAGGATATTGAAATTCTTTTTGATTAATAAATCTTACGGCTTCGTTTACAGCGTTCTTACATTGTGTTTGAATACCTCTTGAAGAAGTAAAATTAGAGGATGTTAACTGCACTTCATTTAAACGTGCTATTACTCTATTAGTATGTGTAAGAAATGTTTCTGCCATAATGTATCCATGAGAAAGAGGGCAAGTTGCCTTGCCCCCTATAATTTATGAGTTACGCTAATGTATCTCTATCTACTTCATCAGCAGTCATTGTGCCAATGTCATCGATATCCATGCATATAGCAAACAATCGGAGTTTACCTCCAGTTGTTGTACCTGTCATTGCTTGGATTTCAATGTCAATAGTATCTGAAGTGCCACCAACAATAACTGGAGCATATGCTGCAGGAGTAGGAGCATAATCACCTACACTTGCACCATCAAAGTCAAAACCATCAACAAAGTTGTCGAGGTCTCCACCTGTTATGCCAAAGTCAAAATCAGTGTCTGTAGAAGTACCAGCGTGTGCTTCTGTAACTTCAAAACCTGCATGAAGTATAACAGTATTCGCAGGAATAGTTAATCCAGGAATAACGTCATTAGCTGCAAGAGCAGTACCTTTATCTGATGCTGCTTGAGCAAAGTCTAGTGTATGCTGAATAAAGTATGGCTGTCTACCTCTAGAACCCATACCTCTAGCAACTGAAGTTGTATTATCGCCTAATGCCATATTAAATTCTCCCTTACGCTAAACAATATGCAGCAGTCACGATAGCTTCAGGTCTGAGTATCTTTCTGCCATACAAATGCATACCACGAACAATATCAGCGAAACTATCAGGGTCTCTGTAAGTTTCTGTTTTATTGATTTGTTCAGCAGTAGCCACAGCAGATGAATGACCTGCCACAATAATTCCAAAGTTTGAAGTATTCTGACCACCTGTTGTAGAAGGACCTGTGCCTACTGACGGAAGGTTGTTAGATGTGTATACTTTAAAACCATGTAAATTATTTAAAACAAGACCATTTTGTAGCCCTGAACCACCAAAATCTCCATTTAAAAGACGTGAATCTTCATCTTTTAAAATTTCGATAAATACTGGGTCAAGAACTAACCATCTGTTTGTTGTGTCAACATTTTGTTGGTCTAATAGTCTAGACATACGTGCAATAACCTGTAATGGAAATGCATTACCTGTTGTTCCACTTTTGGCTGCTGTTGCACCACCTGCTCTTGGCTCAAGACCAATTGCATTGTTTGCAGTACCTGCAGTACCATTAGTCTGTGTAAAATCAGAAGCATCAATAGACATTGAAGCTAATAATTCTGCACCCACTAAGTTAGAACCACTAGAGGATGTTGAAACGGCTTTAGCACCGTTTACAGTTGTGTTGACAGTATCAGCAGCACTATGTAATGCTGACTGCTTAAAGCCTGACAAGTAACCAAGAACGTCTTGGTCAAATTGGTCGGCTAGTCTATATGCAGCACGGTCTGAAGCTAACTGTTGAAAGTTAACATGACTGTGTGCTTCTTCGATATCATCAACCTTAAATGCAAAGTAGTTAGCTTTGTCAATTGTTAGGCTGAACTCTTCATCGTCAAGGTCTTGTGGTGTAATTGCTGTACCACGAGAGTATGCCTTAACTGTGATTTCAGGTTCTTTGATAACCTTAACGGAATCACCCATGTTAGCAATTTCGCCAAAGTAATCTGAATTAGTGATTTCTTCAACGACTGATGACTTGCGAAATGCAAGTTGTACCTGTTTGCTGTAAATAATTGGGCTAAAATTACCATTAGGAAGATTACCATAACCTGCTGCACTTGAAAATGCCATAGTTATTCTCCTTTAAGAATATTTACACATATGCAAAACGTACAAATTTATTAACAAGGGCTGACTTACGTAAGGTGCATATCGTATAAGGTGTACAGTCTTATAGTCAATGGGCTATGTTTATCAGGTATTCTTTTAAATTATTGTTGTTTGCTTAAATTATAAGTAATATAAGTAAAGGTAATCACATATATGTGGGCTATACTTATACTCTTATATATAGTTATATATATAAAACTTTATTTGTCAACAGTTTTTTCTTTAGGAACTTCAACAAAACTAAAGTTTACACTAAAGGAACGTCTTTCTCCCTTAGTCTTAAATGGATAAACACAGTGAAATAATTCTGCAGGAAATACATAAAAGTCTCCTACTTGTGGTTTAACCATAAAATTTGTTTGACTATATCCTGACGGTGTACCATGAGCAAACTGTATATGCCCATTCGCAGGATGATGGTCTTTATAGTCTTCTTCCCATTCTTTATCAATACCTTTAGGTAATGCTAGATATCCAACACAAGACATTCTAGAACCTGTATGAATATGTAATGGGTTATATTCATTTTCAAATTGTCGTACAAACCATCCTGATGCTATTTGTATTCCATAATTATTATTTTCAGTATCTAGTTTATCTCTACCAAAAGAATGTCTATATTCAACGTAATTATGAAATCTACCAATAAAATGTGAAAACTCGTTTAACCATAGCTTTTCTATTTCTTCGCTAAATCTTAACTCTTGTTTAACTTTACCTACTAAGCTATCTGACCAATCTTCTAAGTCAGGACTCATTAACTCATTCATCTTTCTTAAAAAAGATGGAGACATTTTTTTGTATCCCATTACAGGACCAAACGGTGCTATATACTCTTCCTCCTTTTTAGGAGTGTATATTTTACTATGATGTGCCATAATGTATTCCTATCTAGCAGAACCTGATACATCGTATATAAATGTACCATTACGCATTGATTCCATTATAGCTTCAGAGTTTTTCTCGTATTGTTGTGCAGACATTTTTTGAACGTCTGATTCTCTAATACCCTCTTTATTTTTTTCTTGTGGTTTACTTCTCATAGACTTTGTTGAAACAGTCTTTGCTATATCATTTGACTGTTGACCACTTTCTTTTTTAATATTTCTATCAACTTTATATAAGTCTATAGCTCTTGCGGCAGAACGTGCATCACTGTCGTTTTCATACAAGGCATCTTGAACCCACTTAGGTTGTTCTTCTGCCCACTCATGGAAGTCATCACTTTCTCTAATATCAGCAAAGTCAGGATGTATGTGTAATAATTCTGCTTCAGCCTTTTCTTTTGTTGCTGATATTTTCATCTCATCAATTGCTTGTAATTTTTTTTGTATATCAGCCGATTGTTCTTTAGCTTTTTTTATAGCAATTGTTTCAACTATCGCAGCTACATCGGGATACTTTTTAACCCAAGCATCTAAATCTTCTTCAGATGTTGGTAGTCTCATTTCTTTTCTAGTTGCTTCAGATAGTTGGTTTTCTAGTGCTTCTATCTTAGATTTAAATTCTTCTGATTGTTTTTGTTGATGTCTTCTTAAATCAGAGTATCTCTTCTTAAAAGTTTTTTCTTCAGGACTAGAGGGTTCTTCTTCTTTTACTTCACCCTTTTGCTCCTCAGTTAATTCTTTTAATTCCTTTTCTTCTTTTTCAATTCTTTGTTCATTAGAATAAGGTTTAGTCATAAACGCAACTTTTTTAGGTGTTGCTTCCTTTGTCATTCCTTCAGTCATTATATTCTCCTTGTTGGGGTCAAAGTAGCCATCATATGGGGTATGAGTAGCCAACAAACTAGGTATTTATCGTGTACCTAAACCACGTCTTACAACAGTCTTTGTAGGTTTTCTTAATCTTATTAAACCCATAATATCAGGTCCTAATATTTTTGCTAAGACCCTTCCCTCTGCTGTTCCTTGTAATCCTCTAACTATTTCTTTTTCATCGTCTGTAAGAGAAGCATATCTCTCACCAAATACTTTAATTAGTTCTTCCATTTAGTTTTCCTACAATATAACATAATGGTTCTAGTATTGCTCTCTCAACTGCACCTGCCCAATGTCGTTTGCCTTTCTTCTGCATCCAAATATCGGCAGTTCTTCTACGTGCAACACCCTCTAACCATTTTCTAATAATCTTGTTAGATGTATTATTGTCTTTATATGCGTATCTAACAAGAGGTTTAAAAATAGTATGATAACCTATTTGATAGTGTTTGTCAAGTGTTTTACTTTGATTTAACCAAATTGCTTGTCTAAAAGAACCAAATCCATACTGATTATTCATAGCAGTACAAATTATTTTATCACTGCCTTTATCTTCTTTCTCTTCTTTTTTTTCTTGTGCAACTTGTTGTGCAGCTTCTTTAGCAGACTTACCACCCTCTTTTGCTCTTACAGTACCACCAGGTTCTCTTGTTCTAACCACTGAACCTGCTTCAGCACCTGAAACACCAGACATAATATTACTTACTCTTTCTGCTTCTCTTTGGTCTTTCTCAGATTGTTCTCTCTGTAATCTAGCTTGTTCAGCCGCATCTTCTATTGCTTTTCTTTCAGCTGCTGCTTTATCGGCTGCTGCCTTTGCTTCAGCTTGAGCTATCTTAGCTTTTGCTTCAGCTTCGTCTAAACGCTTTTTTTCTTGTTGTGCTGCAATCTCTTGCCGTCTAATTGCTTCTTGAGCATCTTGTTGTGCTTTTCTTTCTTCTTCTTGTATTCTTTCAGCTTCAGCGATAGCAGACCCATCATCTAATATTTGTTGAGTTTGTTCCCCTAATCCAAAAGTTTCATCATCAGCTATTGCAAGTTCTGCTTCAGGTTTAACTTGTTTACTACTAGGTGTTCCTGAAACATCAGGTTCAAAGTATAAAGCAGATGTGGCTGCAGAACCTAAATCTCTATTTTCTGAAAAGGGTTGAAGTTTTGGTCTTGTTTCTGGAAAAAAAGGTATTTGTAAAAGACTATCTCTTTCTTCAATAGGTACACGTTCTAAATTTGCAGGAGATGTAGGATATAACTGTAATTGTGACATATCAAATCCTTTTAACTCACTTGTTCTATTTCTATCTTTATCTAAGAAAAAGAATTTATCTCCGACTTTTTCAATAGTGAAATCTCTTCCTGCCTTTGAAACATCCATAAAAAATCTACCTTTAGGTTTAGGTTTAGGACCTTTTTCAGATTCTTGTATTTCTGTTACACCTGTATCTAACTCTGTTCTTGTAACTTTTCCTCTAGGGTCAAGAGGAGTTGTTCTTACACCTGATAATCCAAAAGTTTCATCATCTGCCATTGTAAGTCTTGGGTCTATTTCTGTAGCTACAGTAGCTTCTCCCGCAACACTAGCTGCTGTTCTCTGTGCAGGAGATGGTTTAGGTGTAGGAGTAGGAACATCAGATTTAAGTCTATTAAATGCTTCTAGCATACCTTCTTCATTAAATAAAAACTGTGGCATACGAATACCTGTTTCACCAAATGTAGCTTTGTCTCTATTAGCTAATAGTGATTCAAAAGTTCCGTCAAAGTTGTCTCCAGCATTTGTCAATATAGATTGAACATAGCCATCATAACTTCTATCTCTCATCTCTTCTTCTTCTTGTTTTACTTGTATGGCACGTTCTCTATCTTCATCGGGTTGTGTTGTTCCTACGACAGGTCCTGCTTGTATAACTTGCTCTTGAGGTGTTGGTGCTGTATAATCTCCTACTAACTCATATCCTTCAGGTATTGGGTATAATGGTACAAACTTTCCATCTACCATATTTCCTGGTATATTAAGTGTTGCACCATCAGGTCCTCTATATGTTCTAACCTTTGCAAAAGATGTTTTACCTTCTTGCGTACCTACTAATGCTCCTGCTCCCGGTTGAACACCTGCTGTTTGTTGTCCTTCAAATTGAGGTAGATTATATACATCTCCACCCTGTTGCATCTCTCTCATCATTGGTTCTTCCTCCTCCAATTCTAAATCGTCAATAGTAAAAGGAATATCATCAGGCAGAGTAGCATCCTCTGAATTTCCCATTTGACCCATTTCTTCCATACGTTTAAGACCTGCTTTAGCTTCTTGACGTAATGCCATAAGTTTTTCCAAACCAATAAAACGAACAACGTCAGCAGGAAACACAAATTCGCCTTCACTCAGCATAGCTGGAATGTCATCACGAACCTCCTTTCTTAAAGAACCTGGAGGTACTTCATTGCCTGATTCTTTGTCTACTTCGCCACCTTCATCTAGTAGACCTCCCTCATCAAACATATCCATTTGTTTTGCTTGTGCCATGCCACCCTCATTTAATGGTAAATAACTCATAATAAAATCAAAAGCCTGTTTAAACTTTCCTTCATTACCTTCTGTTTGTTTTCTAATTTCTTCTTGAATAGAATTAGGATTATCTAAATAACCTATGACATTTTTAATATATTTTTGATTTTCAGATTGTTTTTTGCTACCATGATAGTTTTTTAAAAAAGAATCAATGCTATCAGATTTTTTAAGTTTATCTTCAATAACTAAATCAAAAAGTTTATCGTAGTGTTTATCGTGTTCTTCTCTAGGTATGTTTCCTACCCCTAGTCCACCAAATATTTCTTTGTCTCTTTTAGTTGTTTTTATTTTTTTACCATCTTTATACAAAGAATTGTAATAGTCTATATTTAATTTATTTTTACCTTGAGCTATAAATTTTTCAGCGTATTGTTTAAACTCATCGTCAAATCTACTAGGATATCTAGCCAATAAATCTTCAACGGTTTCTTGTGTAATTTGCCCTGGACCAAACCCTGAAGATGATGCCCCAACTTTCTTTTTACTTACACCAGTAAAAAAATAAGGACTATCTATACTTTTTAAATAAGGTCCTACTTCATGTGCTACTATAGCTTTTTTTACATCTGCTATATTATAACCAAATATATTATCTCCTTTAGCCATAGGAACTTCTTCAAAGTCTTTTGTAAATTTTGTACCTTTTGTTAACTGTGCTATTACAGCAGGAGATGGTTTAGGTTTTGGAGGTTCTACTTCTTCTGTCATAGGATTACCCATACTCTCATTTAAATCAGCAGTGGTAACACCCGTAGCTTCACCCATTCTTTCTTGATACTTTCTTTTAAAATCACTTATGCTTTCAGCCATTTGTTCTATTTACCTCATCTCGTAAGTTTTTTAATCTACGTAATGAAGATATTGCACCTTGTGAACGATACATCATTACTTGATTATCTGTTTGTTCTAATGACCTTTGTTGTATTTCTATTAAAAAGTCTAAATAATTACTGAGGTGTTCCCAAGTCTTGGGGTTGTTGACCACCCCCTTCAACTTGTTGTGGAGTTCCTTGGGGTTGTGCATTTCCTGTAAATCCTTGTTCTCCTGGTACAGGTACTTGTCCTGTTCCTATTGTGCCACCTCCAGCACCTGTTGGGTCATTAGGGTCTGCTCCAGCAACTGGTGTTGTAGCACCCCCTTGTTCTTTAGCAGCCTTCATTATCTCTGCTTGTATGGCAGCTTCTTGAATACTGTTTGTTACTTTATCTACATCTAAGTCTAGTGTCTTAGCAATCTCACGTATGATGTAATCCATCTTAGCAAATGGTGCAAGAGCTGGATTACTTGCTGTTCCTAAGAATTGCATTAGTCTTTGACTTCTAACTTCGTTAGCCATTAGACTTTCTGTTCCTCTAGCTTTAACTTCTAAGTCACCTCTTATTTCAGGGTCAAAGTCAAACTGCATATTAAATCTAAATAAACCTTCACCTAGAGGTTTTAGTAAATAGTCATCTACATTTTTTATAACATTTTTAATTCCACCACTTGCAGCGTTCATTAACATTGATATACCACTAGCAGTTCTACCTACACCTGATATGCCTGTTTGTCCATGTGCAAAAGATGGAAAACCAGTTGACTCATCTGACAACTGCCTTGCCTTATCAAACAACATCATATTTTCTGATGATACATTTGGAAACTTTGTACCAAAGATAGCTTGACCTGGGGCGCCGCTTTGTCTTCTAAATATCTTTCCCG